CTAACAAGCGTTTCTCTGGTATCGTCAAGGCAACCAAGAAACAGTTTGCAAATGATGAGAAGCCTGTGGCAGAAGCCAAAGATGAAGGCGAATACGATTATGATACATGGATGAAGAATATCAAAAAACTGCATGGAGAAGTCAAAATAAAGAACCACCCAGATCGGTCTTTAGCTAAAGCCGCATACAATTCTTCAGGAAAATATGTTGGTTTCTACGATGCTCACGGAAATTCTAAAGTGCTAACACAAAAAGATTTATTAGAAGATACCCTTGAGCAAGGTGTGGCGGAAGGCTCGTTGAATGAATCCGATAAATTTACAAGTTGGTATGATTGGAAAGATCAGGCTAAGAGTAGTGGGTATACTATTACGAAAAAAGATGATAAAATTGTATCACTGAACAAACAAGGCCAAGTAGTGGGGCATTGGTCCGATGTTGGCAAGTTTCTAAGTGGTAAGGCGCCTCGTCCAAATTTCAAACGACCAGAAGAGCAGGGTGTGGCGGAAGGCTCGGAACAAGAAAAACCAATCAAGAAAAGTGACTGGTTTGACCCAACTGATATGCGTAGTCCGGAAAAGCAAAAGGCTGCTTACTTGAATCACTTGGCTGCTCAGAAACAGAATAAAAATATCAAAGAGCAAGGTGTGGCGGAAGGTTCAACAAATTTAGCATCATTAAGAGCCAAAGCAAGCCAACACAGCGACAAGATTGATGCTATTGTAAAAGATGGAGGTCGTGTTGGACTAAACGACCCATTGAGCAAACAGTTAAAATTAATACAAGCAAAGATTCAACAAGCTAAAAAGCAAGTTGTGGTGGAAGCCAAAGATGAAGGCGAATACGATTATGAAGGTGCCATGGCTAAAACACAACTACAAACAATTTGTAGAGCTGCCGCAGAATTAAAAGATATACTTAAAGATGATGAAAATCTTCCAGAGTGGGTTCAATCCAAAATTACAAAAGCGGAAGATTACATCACAACTTCACTAGATTACTTAAAATCTACAAACGAATTGGAAGAAGAAATTAATTTAGATGAAGCTTTATCTAAAAATTCAACTGCTTATAATTTTATCCACGATTTTGTTCATTCAGATAATCCAAAGTTTGATGGCAAATCTAAAGCACAACGTATGCAAATGGCTCTTGCTGCTTATTATGCAATGCAAAAAAGAAGTAGAACAAAAAATGAAGAAGTTGAACCTATTGAAGAATTGAATAAAGATACTCTATATTCATATGTTAATAAATCTGAAAAAGACCAAGACAAACAATTTACAACGATTGGTAAAGCTTTAAAGAATAAGATTGATGCAAAATCTGGAAATGCTGCTGGTCACAAATTTACAAGAAGAAGTCTTGGTATTAATAGAGCAGAAAAACGCCTAGAACAAGAAGGCGTTGGTGATCCACAAGCTGCAACACAATCACCTGCTGATGGTGCAAATGGTGGAGAAGAAGTTGCACCACGCAAAACCACGAAAAAGATTGTAAAAGAATTCTACGCACTGGCCCGCAAGGTTCAAGAAGATATGTATGATTGGGAGAAAGACGATAAAGCTGCAAAGCCTTATGGTAAAAAGCCATCAGTTAAAAAATATGACGGTGTAGAAAACATGGGTGATAATAAGCCAAATGCAAGGTTAATACTAAAAGGTGGTAAAACATTGACTGGTGAACCAAGAGATACCGTTGAAATTGATCCTATGATGAAGAACCGCAGTAAAATGCCGGATTACAAAAGTATGGATAAAATTAAACAGAAACCACAAGAACAATAAATAGATAGAATACCTTTCTACCCAAGGAGAAAAAATGTCAAACGTATGGAATAAAACCGATACCCCACAAACACCAGGTAACTTTGGACATCCAGAGTGGCCTTCTCAACGCCAAACAAGAACAGTAGCACAATTAACTACCGCTAACTCGACAGCCGCAGGCGCAACTAGTATTAAATTTACATTAGCTGCAAATGTTAGCACAGTTGGTGTTCTAGGCGGATTGTATGTTAATATGGTTAGTGGTGCTGCGGCCGCCAATCTTTCATCAAACGGCACACAAGGCATGTTCTTCTCGAATGTCACAACAAATGCTGTGTCTGCGGGAAATTTAGTAACAATGTCAGCAGCAACTACAGGAATTATTCCAGAAGGATCAGTAATTGCATTTGATGCAGCTATTGTAAGACCAACAGGTGAAGTTTCTAATACTTACTTTGCAGACACGGTTCTTGCAACAGATACAAGATTAACTGACGCAAATAATAAAATTGGTGGAGATCCAAATGCAGGCTGGGTTCATGTCAGAAAGAAAACAAATGGACTAACTGGTGAAGTACGTTACATCAGAGAAACGCTAGTATGTTTGACTGAAGCTTCTTCTACAAATACTGCCGGTGGAAATACATCTTGGGGTAGAGCATTCGCTAACACTTAATGCATTTCCTTTATAATGATTTTTGATGATTTAAACGAAGACAACTTTGTGATGTATGCAGTAAAATGTTATACATCACCTAGTTGCTTAATGTCAGAGTTCGAAGGAGACTTAAAAAGAACAAAATACCTAAAAAGGTTATTTCGTAGATATAAGGCCACTAAGAATATCAAAGAAAGATTAATACTTAATCATATTATACTTTTAAATAATGTTTTTGGTCCTGAAGCGACAACAAGAATATTGTTCTTTCGTATAGATGAAAAAGATTATGATTCATTAAAGACATTTTTGTTATTTTTAAATATATTGCCAAAAACAGTAATGGGTATAAGAGGTAAAAACATAGACACCGATTTAATATCCGTTGATATGAAAATAGCAGACATACTAAGAAATATATGAAAACATTTAGAAGTTTTATAGATGAAAAGGGTAGATGTTGGCCAGGTCATAAACCTGTTCCCGGCAAAACTCCTTTTTCTCCTGGCAGTTGTAAAAAAGAAGACCATGTGAAAGAACTTGAAGAAGTGGAAGCAATGTTTGATATTATTGAAGAACTGGTTATGGAAATTTCAGAAGTACATCATATTGATCCTGAAATTATTTGGGAAGAATTTGCAGATATATCAGACGAAGAACTATATGAGTCGGCCGCATGGCGCCGCAAAGAAGGAAAAGATCCAAAGGGTGGTTTGAACAGAAAAGGTATTGCATCTTATCGCCGTGAAAATCCTGGTTCAAAGTTAAGTATGGCAGTGACTACAAAACCATCAAAATTGAAACCAGGTTCTAAAGCAGCAAATCGCCGTAAATCATTTTGTGCTAGAATGGGTGGTATGGAAGGACCGATGAAGAAACCTAATGGCGAACCTTCACGCAAAGCATTAGCATTAAGAAAGTGGAATTGCTAATGTTTACATTCAAACAATTTGTAATTGAAGCTGATAAAAAAGATACGATCATATTGGATATACCTTTGATGATTCGTGTTTTAGAGTTGGCAAGAGAAGATATTAAATCAGATATGGACCTTCATCGTGTTGTTGAAAAATTAATAGATATTCGCAATAAAGGTGTTTTGACTATGGATGATTATGATTTTATTGCAAATATCAAAGAAAGTTATATGAAAGAAGACGGCATGGCTGTTGCTGGACCGACAAATGTAGTTGGTGGCGGAGCTATCGCAGGCACAGGTGGCCAAGGCGGAGAACCTGGTGTCAACTTGAAAAAGAAAAAGAGTGTTATTATGACACCAACATTCAAACGTAGTCCTCCAAAGATGTAGTATGTGGATACTTAAATGGTTGCCATTTTGGACATTTTATGCAACCATTATTGTTGGGTTGTTAGGTCTTGCTGCAACTTACCTATTGAGATTCATTCCACTTCCCGCAATCTACATCTATAAAACTCCAATACAATTAATCTCTGTGGTTCTGATAGCCATAGGCACATACATGTCTGGTGCAATCTCAAATGAAGAAGCTTGGTTGGCCAGAGTACAAGAACTTGAAGCAAAAGTAGAAGCGGCTCAGGTTGAATCAGTAAAAGAAAACGTAAAGATAGAAACCAAAGTTGTAACAAAAACACAAGTTATCAAACAGCGTGGTGAAGATATCATACAATATATCGACAAAGAAATTGTCAAGTATGATACGAAGTTTTTGCCTGGTGGAGAATGTGAAATTCCAAAAGAATTTATACAGGCCCACAATAAAGCAGCTGAGGCACCAAAATGAAATATTTAATTCTCTTATTTTTCATCCTATTAACCGGTTGTTCCACTACAGTTCCTATTGTTGCTAAATTTCCCGAAGTGCCGGAACGATTGTTAGTTAAGTGTCCGCAATTACAAAAAGTAAATGAAGACGCTAAGTTATCAGACATTGCGAAAACTATTACTAATAATTATACAGAGTATTATACCTGTGCTGTAAAAAATGATGCTTGGATTGAATGGTACCAAATACAAAAAAATATATTTGAAGGAATAAAATAATGGAACTATCACTACAACAATTAAAACAATTACTTCCTAAAAATCCATATGTTGACCACTGGCATCACGCCTTGGTTCAACTGTTACCAGACTATGAAATTAATACACCCCAACGTGTATCCGCTTTCATTGCACAGTGTTCACATGAATCCGGTGGGTTTACTGCACTTCAAGAAAACTTGAATTACAAGCCACCAACACTCCGCAAGATTTTCCCTAAGTATTTCCCCGATGATGCAATTGCTAATGAATATTGCTCACGTAAAAATAAACAGGAAGCTATTGCAAATCGTGTTTATGCAAGCCGTATGGGTAATGGTGATGAAGCATCAGGTGACGGATACAAATATCGTGGTCGTGGACTTATTCAATTGACAGGTAAAGACAATTATAGTTTTTTTGCTGGTTCATTACAAATCTCCGTAGAAGAAGCCGCAGAATATATGGCAACCTTTGAAGGTGCTGCACAATCAGCTTGTTGGTTCTGGGAAACAAACAACCTAAACCAATGGGCAGACAAAGGTGACATTCTAACATTGACTAAACGCATTAACGGTGGAACAATTGGATTGGAAGACAGAATTAAACATTATGAACATGCATTACATGTTTTAGGAGTTTAATGTGAAAGATAAAAAATTGTTGTTGCTTGGCATCTCTTTAATTTTACTCCCACTTTCGTTAGTAATTTTTGGTGGAGATAGGTTTCGTTATCCCTGTCAGGACCCTGAAAATTGGGATAAACCAATTTGTCAAAAACCAGCTTGTGATGTAACAAGAACTTGCGTAGAACATGTGTTCAAAGGCCAACGTGATCCTAGATTAGGACCTCCAGAAGAAGCACAGAATATATTAGCAAAACAACAATTAAATATGGTAAATACAGCACCAACCTGCCCGCCAGTACAACAAGGAGAAAATTGTGCAAAATAATGAATCAATATACACAGAAGAACAATTGATGGCCAGATTGAAATTCTTTATCGGTGTTTGTCTCGCACTAACACTAACAGGAATTGTTTTCGTTGTTCTATATTCAATTATCTTTGTTACACAACCATTGAATGCAATTTCTCCAATTGACCAAAAATTCTTTGAGTTGATTATTCCTATTGCTACATTCTTGACAGGCACACTATCAGGTATAATGCTTGCCGGTAATGATAAAGACTTGAGAGCTCAAGCTTTGACCGCAGCAAATAAACCTCCAGTAGTTTCAGGACCACCACCAAGTTCTCCTACACCTACACCAACATTTTCAACACCTAGTTTCTCTACACCAGTAACAAGTTTTTTTGGAAGTGTATCACAACCACAAGTTATTACAGGTTTTGGTGGTAAACCTGCTCCTGCGCCTGCACCTCAGCCGGAACTATAATGAATTTTATAACTAGTATGTTAAATGACGGAACGGACGAATCCGTCAGCAGTAAAAGAGTAATAACCTTCTTAGCATTTTTAATGTGTGGTATAGCTTTTATTGCTGAGTTGTTTTGGGGTTACAAAGTTTCTCCACAAACATATGACGCTATGATGTATATCGTTATAGCTGGATTGGGATTTACTGCATCAGAAAAATTTGCTAAAAAGGAACCACTAAAATGAAAACATTAATTTTATCACTTGCATTGTTATTTGGTATAACAACAACAGTTTATGCAGCAGAAAAAACCAAAGTATGCGTCGATGTTAAAGACAAAGCAGGCCAACCTGTTAAAGATGCTAAAGGTAAAGTGAGACAGAATTGTAAAGAAATGAAAGTTCATAAAAAATTAGAAGGCACAGCAGTTCCTGTGAAAAAGTAAATGGAAATAGATAATAGTGTAAGAAAATTGGAAGTTGATGTTGGTATATTGAAAACCAAGGTAGAAACAATAACAACATTGTGTAGTAAAATGGATCAAGTCATAGAAAGACTTGTGAATCAGCACGACCAGCAGTTAACAAAGGTTTACGAAAACATCGACAACCGTAGAAAAGAAACAGATATGGACATTAAAGAACTCCATGATAGAATTGATACCGTTTTGGACAAAGTTCAAATAACTGAAAAAACTTTATTGGAGGAAATAAAACTACTCCGAAAAGAAATGCAGGAACACAATTCTAAAGAAAAAGAATCCTTGGACAAATTACTCCAATGGAAGTGGATGGTTGCCGGTGGCATACTTGTTCTATCATGGTTGATTTCTCACACAAATTTTGATACACTACTAGGCAGTCTGAAATAACTTAACTTCCTGGTTTTATTATGAGCGTCTTTATTGACAGAAATTTCCTATTACTACTATCACCAAAATTGCAAAGGTTTTCCAAGAAAAAGGACGACCTCTACAACTTTCGGTGTCCTCTCTGTGGAGACTCACAGAAAAACAAATCTAAGTGTCGTGGATACGTCTATCGTAAGAAGAATGATTACTTTTACATGTGCCATAATTGTAGTGCATCCACATCGTTCTTTAACTTCCTTAAACAAGTGGATCCAAACTTGGTTGAGGAATATCAACTAGAACGATATAAGAATTCGGCAAACACCAATTCTCCTGAACCTGCGTTTTCAGAATTTAAAACAAAACCAGTTTTTATCAAAACGTTGGATTTACCAACTATCGAATCTTTACCAAACGAACACTTTGCTAAAAGATATGTTGTTGGTCGAGAGATTCCGAAGAAGATGTATTCGCAGCTTTATTATGCGGATGACTTTAAGGCTTTTGTCGATTCGTTTGGCGTTGAAAAAGATTTAAAAGAAGGCGATCAACGGCTAATTATTCCTTTCTTTGATAAAGAAGGAAACCTGACTGGATTTCAAGGCAGAGCACTAGGTGAGTCAAAGATTCGTTACATCACAATTAAACTAATGGACGATGTTCCACGCATGTTTGGAATCAACCGTGTCAATGAAGAAGAATCTATTTACGTCTTTGAAGGACCTATCGATTCAATGTTCATTAATAATTCTGTGGCTGTCGCCAGCTCTGCACTAGAATCAGCCGCAGAATATCTAGATAAATCAAAGATTGTCCTAGTGTTTGATAATGAACCTAGGAATAAAGAAATTGTCAAATTGATGGAACATGCAATTGATAATCATTTTAATGTTATTGTTTGGCCTGCAATGATCCAGGACAAAGATATCAATGAAATGATTCTAACAGGATTTGACATTGAAGAATTGCATGATATAATGGAGAAACACACTTTTGTGAATCTTAGGGCTAAAATGGAATTTGTGAATTGGAAAAAAATATGAATGTAAATTTGATTTCGTACTCTCAAGGAGTAGATGGTAAAAACTTATTAGAACAAGTGGCATACGCTGCCCGTGTATCTAATCCAACGAACCAAAACAACTCGGAGACTGCTGAGAAGTTGGTTCGATACTTGATTAATAACCAACACTGGTCGCCACTGGAGATGGTCTCCGTGTGCTTGGAGATTGAAACTACAAGAGACATTGCTCGGCAGATTCTCCGTCACCGTTCTTTTTCATTCCAAGAATTTAGCCAGCGTTATGCTGATGCTTCACAACTTGGTTATGAGTTAAAAGAAGCTAGACTACAAGATACTAAGAATCGTCAGAATAGCATAGAGACAGATGATGCTCAACTTGCTGAAACATGGAGACAAAGACAGCACCAAGTAATGGATGAAATTTTGGATACGTATCATTGGGCAATAAACAATGGTATTGCAAAAGAACAAGCTCGCGCAGTTTTGCCTGAAGGTATGACAAAATCCCGAATGTATATGAACGGAACGCTCCGCTCTTGGGTACACTATATACAACTCCGAAGCGCAAATGGCACACAGAAAGAACACCGAGAAGTTGCTCTTGCCTGTGCTGCATCAATTGAACCAATTTTTCCCATGATTAAGGAGTATGTTAATGAATAGTTCCGATGATGTGAAGAAATTTATGGAAGCTTGTGGTCAAACTGAAACAGGTTTCAACAAACAAGCAGAACTATATTTTAGATTAATACGTGAAGAATTTGATGAACTTGTAAAAGCATATTTTGAAAAAGATATGGTTGAAATTGCAGATGGTTGTGCAGATTTAAAATGGGTGATTGAAGGACTAGAACACACACTACAATTACCACAACAAGAAATTTGGAATGAAGTTGCAAGAAGTAATTTAGCCAAGATTGACCAAGAAACAGGAAAAGTTTTAAAAAGAAATGATGGAAAAGTATTGAAGCCTGAAGGTTGGACGCCGCCAGATATTAAAAGTATTTTAGAAAATAACAAGGAATAAACATGGAATACATGGGAATAAATATAGATTTGGAAAGAGATAAACTCTTTGATGAATTGGGCATAAAGCGACTTAAAGAGTCCTATATGAAAGAAAATGAAGAATCGCCGCAAGAAAGATTTGCATATGTATCGACCGCATTTGGAACAGACAATGCACACGCTCAACGATTAT